CTGTTTTTTCAATAGCTTTTTCTAAACCGCTATCAGTTCTTTTAATTTTAAATACTTGATCCGTATAAGTTTTATATTCAAAATACATTACCTGAACGGTATTATAATCGTAATTTTCAAAACCTCGTATAAGTCTACGGTTACCTGGTGATTTTTGTATTCGTTCTAATTCCTCATTAGAAATGTGTGGAAATTCTTTTTTAAGTTCAGGAATGGTTATGGATTTAACTTCTCCTACATAATATATGTCATCAAAGTTAGGATCTTCTGTATAAGACCAAACACAATAAGCAGGATCAACATAATCAACTACAATTCCTTCTGCAGGATTAAAAGATGCCTTAGTAATTCCTATACCTATATTAACTAAATCCTGATTTACTCGAGCTTTTGTGAGATCAAACTCGTTGGTCGCTAGCACCGTATTTATGGCTTCTTCCTCTGCTATTTCTATAGCTGGCTTATAAGATAGTTGCATGTGCAAATCTCTTTCCTCCATAGACTCAGGCAATTCCGAATCGGACATACCTGATCTGCTTAGATCCATAGGTATAACTGAGCTAGCTTCTGCTCGAGCTTTTACTGTAAGCATATCAAAAAGAATGTTTTCTGCGTAGTCCGTTCTTTTCTTTAAAGATTCAGGATCTTGTGAGTATGCTGATATGTCGTATTGCTTCTGTGTAATTCCGTTTGCAACGATGTTTGAAAACTTAGAGAGTATTGGTACTGGCTTCCAATCTAAATTCAAGTAAGATAGATCGCCATTAATAGCTAATTCATCTTTGTACTTCTGCACGCTTTGTTCTCCTCTTGCATACAATCTAAGGTTATGAAAGTTATTCCAATTAGAAGCGTATCTATTGGATCCTGAACCTCCGTAGTTAAACCATTCCTGCTCAATAGCTCGTGAAACCTGTAATCCGTATTCTAGTGTAGCTTTTTCTTCATCGCTAACTACCTGATCGGGAAATGGACTATTAGTGTTTGTACTTACATTCATGTATTATATTATTTTTGAAGTAGTTCCCTCGTTATTGTATTTTTTAAACCCTAAAGAATATGTTTTCTTAGCTGTAAGTCCCTTTGGACTATACCTGTGTTTGTTACAAGCCATCAAAGCTAACCCAGAGCTTATGGAAGCATCATGCTTAGTTCGATTGTTTATATCAAACTTAGCCCAATCTTCCAGTGTTCTCTGAAGATACACGTCTCCATACCCCTCTTTAGTTTGCCCTACAAAATCTTCTATATAAGTTTCAATAGCAGAAGCGTGCGCTTGTTTTATATCTTCACTTGAGTTAGGTATACCACCTACTTCACGCTCAGCTAAGGACAACTTGTTATAAGTTCTGTCTGGTCTATTAATGCTGAAACCTCGGTATCCTCTTCGCTTTATGTAGTAAAGCAATCTTGGTTTGTTATTTTCTGCTAGTATAGGCATTCCGTAAAACACCATAGCCATTAGCACGTCTTCAAAAAACATTTCAGCTGTTGAAGGTCTTGCAATGTATTCTAAAAAGAAATGGTTAGGAGGTACGTCCTCCATTGAAAACTTAGTTAATCCATGAAGTGCTCCGTTAGAACCTCCGCCACCAACGACACCACTAATATCGTAGCTATCACAACCAAAGGCACCCATGTGCTCATTTCCTGGATATTTAATACCATTCTTTATAATTAAATTATTTTGTTGTTCTTGATTAGGTACCCAGGTAATATAAAATCTACCATCTTTGTTTGGGTAGAACATTACTCTTGTATCTTTAATGCCGTTTTCCCATTGGAAGTTACCCTGTGTTACCATGGTATTGTTTCTTAACTCATCGTTGTAATCTATCTGTTGATAGATCTTTGTTAAGTTAAATATAGATTGTTTTGATTCATCTCTGAACGCGTGCTGTTCTGTTCTAGGAAACTGTCGGTAGTATTCGTTTAATGCGTCGGCATCGCCTTTTAATCCCTCTACTTCGTTTTCCCAATGACTTATAACTCCTTCGTCAATTATGTCCCCTTGAGGACCCACTATTTCTTTCTTAGGTGTTTCAAATACGGGCCAACCGTGTTCGTCAATAAAGCCTTCGTAATTCCATTCCATAGGAATAAACAATTTGTATAGACCTGTTTTTGTTTGACCGTTTTTGTTTCTTCTTTGTACGTCAGAATCGTCGTATAACTTTTTAAAGTTTTTACCACCTTTATCTAACGCGTTTGATGTTGACCCCATCATACATTTTCCGATAATCCTGCTACCTAATCTTAAACAAGTTTTAGTAACTCGCCAGTTGTTAAGAATATTGGTAGGTCTTTCCCATTTACCGCTTTCGTCGTGAACTAATAGTTTTAGTTTTTCCCCATCGTACGAGTTGTCCCCTGTGTTTTTCCAGTCGACCGTTGTGTCAAGACCCGCGATTTCTTCGGGCGTTGCGTTTGCATCAAGCTTCCTTCTCGTGAATTTTGAGGCCGGTACTCTGTACGCGAGTTCTGTTTTCGGACGATCCATTCCGTCCTGTATTGGTTTAAAGAAGAATGGATAGTTAACCGATATTGGTACAACTTTGTCTGTAAACATTTTCTTTGCATCGGGTCCAGATTTGGACAATATACCAAATCGAGCATCCGAAGATATTGTTGCTTGGTTAACCGTTTCGCCGGAAGCCATAAAAGAAAATCCCGATCTTCTATTCTTAAGGTAGCACATACCATAGCTTCTTTTGTCTGCTTTGCAAGCTTCCCAGAATATATAAAATAATCTGTTCGATTCTCTAAAGTCAGGTTGCCCAACGTCAATCTTGGACCACTGCAGGTACATGTAATGAGTACCAGTAATGTAAGTAGGATTGTCTTTGTTATAAAACCAGAAACCTTCTTCACGTTTATTAAACTCTCCGTCAATATACTCATACCAGTTTTCTTTAAAAATGTTAGGATACTTAACCCAATCAGCTTCGCTTTTTATTCTGCTCAACTCCTTTGGGTACTCGTGCGCCCTCCATTTGTTTTCGCCTTTGCTTAGGGTATCTTCTAATAGCGGCAGCGCAATATGCACGCCACTTATTAAATAAATATCTCCTATCTTACCGGTCTTGCTTATAACAATAACATCGTATTCTTTGTCATAACCGTAAACCCATTTAGCGTAGCGATTTTTCTTTTTAATTGCTTGAGGCTTAATATAGTCTTTGACTATACTGTATAATTGCTGTTCATAAGCCATTATTTAGATCTACCCTCCGCAAAACCCTTAAAGGGCATTTTATTAGAAGACTTAGTTGCTTCTGCAATCATTCCTTCTTCTTCTTGTATTCTATTTAGTATTTCAAAAGCATCTAAAATACAAAGCTTTTTAGTAGCGGCAGCATTTTTAAGTCTGTCAGCAGAAATATCTTCTTCTGAGTCAACGATCTTTTCCTCTGCTACCTTTACTAATTCTTCAATTGCCTTGTGCCCAGCGGCTATTATACTCTTCTTCGTTTCTATCGGATCCATACTTTATAACAATATCATTTGATTTCATACAATACATAATCTGATCGTCTATAACGAATTCCCATTCACTGTTCGGCGTAAACCCTATTATGTCTCCTGGGTTGATTCCAGAGCTCTCTAAGGAGCTATTACCTATTTTAAGTATACCAATAAGGTTAGTTGTCTTTTCGCTGCTTAAAACGTCTTTATTTTTAACAGGTGCTACAAAGCATCTATCTCCAAAAGATTTCCAGGTATCTGCTTTCTTATATAAGTAAACTTGATCTGTACTGCAAAAAAATAGACCGTCTTTTAAAAATGATCTACTATTCTTTTTGATTCCTTTCATGTCGTAAAATACCCTGAACACATTATGATGTATAATAATTAAGTCCCCTTTTCGTATTGGTGTTGCAAATGCAACAGGTGTTTCAATTACCTCAGCAATATTGTTAACATGCTTAAAACTTTCTATAGAGCTGTTTGTTACAAGGGTATGCTCTCCAACCTTAACTTCGTTATCATATCTTCTGCCTACCGGCTTTATGATAAAATCATATATACTTCGCATTAATACTCTAGGTCATATTCAACGGATATTGCCATGTTAGAATTAAACTTCTTCCATGGCATTACCTCATCTACTTTCTTTATAAATATATTATAAGAATTATCAGACTCTTCAAACATTATATGAGAAATTTCGTGGCCACCGTAAACTGTCTGTTTAACAGAGTAATGCATTGCTTCGTTTTTATAGTCAGCCCCGATACTAATTTTTCTTATAACACTTCCCATAACCTTACTCCTTAGATGCTACTTCGATTTTCTCGTAAGTTCCATCGGAAAGGTTAATATTAATTGCTCCGTAATTTGCTTCAACATCTTTTTTTACTTCGTCCATGTCTTTTTCAAGTACACTAACTTGGTAAATAGCTTTAGCTTTTTGTACTTCTAATACACCGATGTTAGCTAAATAAGATTGCAATTCTGTTTGAATTTTTGTAATCTTTTCTAACTCGTCTTTAGTAATTGTGTTTACTGGTGCTGTTTTCATTTTTTTTACTTTACTCATTTGATTTAATTTAATTGTTAATTGTTAATTATTTTGATTTATTGTGGGCGCTTGCCCTTCTATTGTAGGTATTTGCCTGCGCGGTAGCTTTCGACGTATAATTTTTTAAGTCCTTCTCATACGTTGCTTTGTTAGCCGCGTATGATGGAGAGTTGTTAAATTTATTTTGTGAACCCCTAAGGAATGTTCCGTCTTGCAGTTTAAACCCATGCGAGGTAGCTTTACCCTTATATGGAGCCATGCCGTATTTTCCTGATGTATTGTCAAAAGTTGTATTTCCTGTTATTTCTCCCGGCAATTGGTTTGTGGCAGCCGCTTTGTCCGTGGCTCTTTGGTTGGCATTGGTTACTGTCTCTTTACCCGTAACTTGATCAACCCTGCTTTCAGTCCCGCCTGTATCCTTTTTAACTTTTTTGAAGTTTAAATTTCTGCGTGCAGTTGTATTAGCCCCCTGCGTTTTAGCACTTGTTCCGGTCTTTTCCCCGCTCGTAGCATCTGTTGATTGTATGTTATTAACAACCTTAGTAATCGCTGCTCCCATCTCTTTGGTAAAGCCAGGCGTTTGCTTATATCCCATAATTTTTTGTTTTAGTATAATCTTGTTAGTGTATGTGTTGTGTTTAAATGTCCAGAGTATACTGTTAGTATAGTGTCTGTGTGTTTTAGTATGTATTGGATCTCTACATTGTAGCCGTTTTCTTTATTGTGTAGCTTAGTAGTAAATGTTTTGCCATCCTCGCTTACGATCGTTTCGTTTATTATTCTATATTCGTCAAAGCTAGTGTTATATACTTTTATAACTTTATAATCACTTGCTAGGATTGTTTTCATATAGTCCGAACCGCTGTTGGCCCATATACCATTAAATTGTTCTTGTGCTTTTACTGTAAATGATGCTAGTGTAATAAATAACGCGATAATTAGATTTTTCATAATATTAGATTTGATTATTAACTTATTTATTATATAATCACGCGTAATTTTAAAAAACTTGTAATAAGTACTTATTATTACTTACCTACTACTATTCCTCCAGCAGCATTAGCCGCAGGTATTAAAACATAATCTACAACAACCGGAAGTATTGTTCCGGATAAAGCTCCTACAAAATCTATCGCATCCGCTGCCGTTACCTCTAAGCTTACAACGCTATCAACTCTAAAGGTGGCATTTCCGCCGCCGCCAGCAATTGTTATAATATCGCCTACTGCATAATTAATTCCTGCTGCAACTATTGTGCCTGAGGCTACAACTCCTGCTGCTACAGTAGTAGTTATAGTTAAGCCTGTTCCGCTTGAAGCCGGAACAATACTACTTGCTGTGGTGGCAGCTCCCGTGGCTGCAGTGTAACCTGTTCCTCCCGATATCAGCGATATAGTTGTAACCGTATTTTGAGCCCCCACTGTTCCGGCTATGATTGCTCTTACTGTGCCCGTGGTGCCTACATAAACAGCTGATCCCGTTAAGTTAGTGCCTAATGTTCCTGATCTGTTTTCGAAAAGCCAAGCTGATTTTGGATTTATGGTGTTTGTAGGAAGCCATGTTTGACCCCTTGACATAAAGCTATCTAATGTTGGAAATTGTCCCATTTTATTCTTTTGTTTTATTATTCATTATTTTTTTACTTTTTTCCCATGATCTACCCACAAAATAAGCGCCATAGACTGTAACTAATAGTGTTTGAAATATAGGTATATATTCTTCAGCTATTTTAAAGTGACCAATATTTCCGTCAGCAAATGCTAATACAGAAAATATAAAGGTAAGATATATCAATACCATTGGCCTAATATTTTTTGAAAGGTAGCTATCCGAGCTCATGTCTGACTTCCACCTTGAAGTAACTTCTACTTGAGCATTAGCCTCAGCTTTCTCAAGAATAATTTGTAATTGCTTTTTAATCTCAAGTTTTTCTTCTTTTGTAGTGGTTAGATTGTCGATTACATTACCTACTTCTTTGATAAGCCCTCCAGTTAACCATGAAATTATTTTGCTCATTTTATTTTTTTTGTTTATGGTATGCTTCTTTTTCCCAAGGAAGATTATTTGCTCCTTCTTTCATATTACCTCTAGAATAGCTCTTACCCTTCCAATAAACGTTTTTGTCATCGTAATCTAAATCGCCTCTTTTCATTTGTTCAATATGAACCATTTCATGATCAACAACTTCGCTTTCTTTATCAGGTGACAAGTTTTTATTCAGTAATATAGTGCCATTATTATTAGCTAGTCCTAGGGTATTATTATCTAAGTCCTTGTGATATATAGGAGTATTAGATATTGCGTAAGGTGGATTTATCTTAAATGCCATAATAAAAAATCCTGCGGGATAACTAAACCCCGCAAGATTATTTAATTGCTATTTATAAAGTGTTGTCTGATGAGAATATAGCGCTTGACCAATACATTTGGTTATTAGCAACTAATCCTGCTCCGTCTTTACTTAATTGCGCACTAGCCGCAACACCTCCTGGGTTCGCAGTTAAAGCTCTAACTATAGATTGCGACGGCATGTTTTGTGCTACCGTAATTGCAGTTGGCTCGTTAGCGTTACCTGGAAGCGCGGTTCCAATAGCTGATGTTGATACGTTTAAAGTAAGGATTCTCCCACCTATTGTTCCAGCTGGAACCGTAGCATCATTAGCGTGCCCTGCTTCTAATCCAACAATACCTTTTAATGTTACTACTACTGAATAATTTCCTGCAGCTATTACATCTGCTACATTTTCAATGTCGTCAACGTTTACTAATACGTCTCTTGAGTAATCTCCTCCGCCAGTTAATACTACGTTGTTAGCTACTCTAAATTTAATAAATTTTGCCATTTTGTTTTTGTTTTTGTTGTTGTTATTGTTTATATTTGTTTTAGGTTTATACAGTCCTATTCTGTTTATTTATAATCTTTTTTTGATTTACTCATATCTCCTTTTTTACCACCATACATTTTAGCGGGAGATTCATAATCTCTTTTAGATTTGCTCATGTCTCCTTTCTTACCGCCATACATTTTAGCGGGTGAATCTGGAGCAGCTTTAATGTCATCTTGTAAAGCTTGAGGCAATTTATCTTGATTACCAACCAGGGCTTTTTTCATAGGAGAATCAGGCATTTTCATAGGTAAAGCCGATTTTTTTTCAGACATCTTCATTGCAAAAGCTGTTGAAGGCTTTTTGTTTCTCATCATTGCCATAGAGCTTTCTCTTTTAACCATTGGATTTACATCCACTAGATTTTGTCTTTCTTGTTTATTGCTTTCCATAATTATCTATTATTATGCCAGTGCTTACTTATTGGGTGACCACCTTTTTTCTCCATGTCCGTTTTATGGATTGCTCCTTTTGCGTCATAGATTAATTCTTTGTCGTGATAAGCGGTTTCACCTCCGTAGCGTTTTGCTTGTTTCTTTGCGTCGTAAATAAGTTCACGCTCATGCATCATTTTTTTGTCGTACTTGTCCATGTTTTTATCTGAGTTTATGTTTATAATATTACTTTTTCTTTTTTTTCTTTTTAAACCTACTGACTCTTCCCTTAGCGTTTTTTTCTTTTTGGGCAGCCTTAAGTTCGCTTTTTGTTAACTCCCCGTATGTGGTGGCTGTTTTTTTACTTACTTTTTTTGTGGGTCTAAATAGATTTTCTCCGCCACTGTAATCTTTGTCGCCGCTAGGTGTTCTCCACTCTTCTTTAAACCATCGTCTAAGTGATGCCCCTTTTTCAGTTTTATTAACTTTACTTAATGGCGATTTATACATCTACTTTTTATTTTTTCTACATTTAGCAATAGCTCCACTTGCATAAGCCGATGGAAACACTTTGTAAGATCCTTTGATCTTATGGTAACAAGCGTCTTTGTTTGTTTTTTTCTTTTTCATCTTCTACCCGGATTAGTTATTCTAAATACTGGCTTTGCATCCCATCCATTTCTTCCTTTGGAACCTTTAGTTCCTGTCTGAGCAGTCTTCATATATTTGCTAAGACATCCGCAATTTGGTTTGCTTTTTTTCATATTAACAATTCCATTTTCTTCGTGCAGCCAATCCTCTTTCTGATTTCCAGCTTCTGGATCTAGCACAGAACGATTTACGTCTACCTGCATCTTTACTGCCTGGCTTTGGCTTTCCTGTTACTGCAGTTTTTAATTTACTACCTGGGTTATCTTTGCGATACTTAGCAACACCTTTTGCGGTCATTCCTCCTCCGGCTTTTTTGCCTGTGCCCTTACCTTTTTTTACTGCCGCATAATTGCCTTTAGATTTTTTACGTGAGGGGGCATTTCCTTTTTTCTTGGGAGCAGCTTTTTTCTTTGCTACTGCCATTACTTCTTAGGCTTTTTATGACTATAGCCTT